ATCACATCTTCAAAAGAGATAAAGATCACATTGATGAAGAGTTTAACGAAGAAGAAACTGAGGGTGTGCCTTGTGAGCACTACTCTGACAAGATTGCTGAAGAGATTAAGGCAAGCATTGACAATCAGAAGCCTCATATCTCTGAAATCTTGAATCTGCATTTCAACCTTGGGTATAGGGCAGTGGATATTAGCAAGCTCGTAGAGAGTACGCATTACGCTGTCAATCAAATCATTTATCGTTTCCGTACTGAACTGAAAGAGAGGTATCAAGATGGTGGTTCGTTATCTGCCTGAACTTGGCGAAGATTGTGAAGTTAAGATGGTTGATGTGGGAGCTTTTCATGACGGAATTGATGAAGTATTGTATGTTACTCTGGAAGATTACATAAATGATGCAGACCAGATGGAGGAACAAATCTGGGATCTGAATGATAAAGCTGATGACATGGCTTATGAGTTTATTCAGAAAAACGAGGTCATTGCTTCATTGGAGAAGGAACGAGACGAGCTTCAAGCTAAGGTTGCAGAGCTAGAGGAAGAGCTAGAGGAAGCAGAGAAACGGATTCAATATCATTTGGATCGAGAATGAAAATTCGAGTGTTTGACAGTGAAGCAAATGGACTTCTGGACACAGTAACTACGGCTCATTGTGGCGTGTTCAAGAGTCTTGATGGGAAGGAAGTTGAGAAGTTTGACAATCAACAAATCCCTGACATGCTTCGCTTCCTCGACACATGTGACGTGATCATTGGACATAACATTATTGGGTATGACTTCCCAATGCTCAAGAAGGTGTATGGATATGTGTACAAAGGCAAGAAGGTTGACACGCTTCTCATGTCGCGTGCTCTTAACCCGGATCGTATGCTCCCTCCTAACGCTATCATTCGGTCTGCTGGTCCTCATAGTATTTATGCTTGGGGCGTGCGTGTCGGAGTTGATAAACCAGAGCATGAAGATTGGGAAAACTATTCTCCAGAAATGTTGCACCGGTGTACTGAAGATGTGGAAATCAATCGGCTCGTCTACCACGAACTGATGAAGGAAGCCGCATCCTCCGGTGGTAAATGGAGAGATGCATTTCTCCTGACTTTCAAACTATTCGAAAATCTCCAAGAACAGGAACAGTACGGCTGGCTTGTAGATCAAGAGCTAATGGCTCAACACATCGTCACGTTAACGAAGATGATGGATGAGATCGATGAACAGGTTAAGCCTCTCCTGCCCTTGGTATTGGAGATTGAAGAATATAAGAAATCCGGAGGATGGACATATGCAGCAAAGCCCTTCAAGCAAAGTGGTGAATACTCCGAGCAAAGCCGTAAATGGTTTGAACCTGATCGGATTCATGTTGTTGGCGGCCCCTTTAGTCGTATTAGTTTTAGGCGCACTAATCTAGACAGTCGTAATGAACTTGTAGACTTCCTATTGAGGGAAGGATGGGAACCTAAGGAGTGGAATACAAATGATGCAGGTGAACGAACCAGTCCAAAGCTATCTAAAGACGATCCATTTGAGGGCGTCGAGGGCGAAGCTGGTCAGCTTGTTGCAAAGCGCGTCCAGTGCAGACATAGAAGGTCTCTCATCGAAGGATTGCAAGCTCTTGTCAGACCAGATGGACGAATTGGCAGCGCTATTGCGGGTATGGCTGTCACAGGACGAATGCAACACAGAAACATCGTCAACATCCCAGCAGCCAAATCCTTCTTCGGAAAAGAACTCCGATCAATCTTTACTTGTCCTCCCGGAAAAGTATTGGTCTCAACCGACTCCGACGGTAACCAGCTTCGACAGTTGGCTGGACGGATGGGGGACAAAGCCTACATTGAAGCACTCTGCAACGGAGTAAAGGAGAATGGAACAGACCTTCATTCTATCAATCAAAGGGCCGCTGGATTGCCCGACCGAGATATGGCTAAAACCTTCATCTACGGATTCCTGTTCGGAGCAGGAGATGCAAAGATTGGTAAGATCGTTAAAGGAAATGCTGCCAGAGGAAAAGCTCTCAAAGAAAAGTTCCTCGCAGGGCTTCCTGCTTTGGCAGATTTGCTCACCAAACTTGCAGAAGAATGGAAACAAACTGCTAGGAAGAAATACAATCCTCAATGGAACCGATGGGAGTATTTTGACGGGACCATCACGGGGTTGGATGGACGACCTATTAAAGTAAAGAGCGAACATCAAATCTTGGTGTATCTGCTTCAGTCGGATGAAGCTATTCAAATGTCAGCAGCGTACAATTGGACGATTGCTAAACTTAAAAGAAAGTATCGATATGGTGAACAGGTGAATGCTGTCTGTTTCTACCATGATGAATATACATTTGAATGTGACGAAGGCATTGCAGAAGATGTAAAGAAGATTACTGAAGAGGGTATTGCTTGGGCCGGACGGTTCTACAATATCCAATGTCCACATGTCGGTCAAGGAAAGATCGGCTTAAACTGGTATGAGGTTCACTAATGTACAAGACATATAATGGTTGGCGTCAAGAAGGCCGTGTAGTTATCGCTGGAGAGCGTGGTGTTTACCGTAATGAGTACGGTGATTACATGTTCCACATCAATCAGACCAAGTTCAAGACACACCCTCAGGTTCGATACGACTTGCAAGGCCGTGCTTACGTTAGGAAATATATCTAATGACTAACGCTGAATTGATTGCGAAGCTCCAGAAGCTTCCACAAGATGCAGAGATTTGGGTGAATGTTGGTGACTATGGCGGTCATTACTTCGCCCCAATCACAGCCGCTGTAGAGAAAGACGAAAACACCATCATTATTGAATAAGGAAAATTATGGGAATCAATGCAGGCGCAGTTAAAGGCAAGGGCCGTGCTGAGAGCAACTTTGCAGAGAAGCAGGAAGATTTGGATGGTGTTTATCCGGCACGATTGGTACAAGTGATTGATCTTGGTTTGCAACCCCAGCGTGACTATAATGGCGCTCCTGTTGCACCGAAATATAGCGTCTATTTCACATTCGAATTGTGTGACACGTTCATGCTGGATAAGGAGGGCAAGGAGATTGAGGACAAACCTCGTTGGATTAGTTATGAAATCCCTCTCTATCCTCTTGTGGCCGATCGGGCTAAGAGCACTAAGCTTGCTGCCGCTCTTGATCCTGACTCCCTATTGAATGGGGATTTTAGCCAGATGGTGGGCTTCCCGTTGAATGTTAGCCTCACCACCACTCACAAGGGGGAGAAGACGTTTACGAACGTTGTCGGTGTCTCTCAGATGCGTGCAAAGGATGCAGCTAAGCTTGAGGAATTGAAGAATCCTACGAAGGTGTTTGATCTGGATAAGCCTGATCTGGACGTATTCAATTCACTTCCTGATTGGCTGAAGAACAAGATTAAGGGGAACCTTGGTTATGCGAGCAGCAAATTGCAAGCGCTATTGGGCGATGCCGGTAAGGACGAAGCTCCGAAGGAAGAACAAGTTCCGAAAAAGGAAGGTAAGAAACCTGATCCAATTCCTGAACCTGAAGAAGAGGCAGGTGCGGACGATGATGCGCCGTGGTAATGCAATGTCTTATAGACGGCGATGTTCTGGCTTACGAGGTAGGATTTGCTGCTGAAACAGCTTATAAGGGGTCCCATCCAGATGGTGATGGGATTCCCCACTGGAACACCGTAGAAGACATGCTGGAGAAGCGTATCCAGTACATTGAGGAACAATGTGAAGCAGATGAACCATCAATCATGTTCTTCACAGGAAAGGAGAATTTCCGAAATGCTATTGCGAAACGCACTCCGTACAAGCAGAGGGCGGGAGTTAAACCAACTCACTGGCTTGGAATCAGATTGTACCTCCAATCTTCCTACCACTTCCGCCTCATGGAAGGATTCGAAGCAGACGATCTTATGTCGATTGAGCAAACTTCTCGACTCTACAAACGAGACACCATTATCTGCACTAGAGATAAAGATTTGCGAGCAGTTCCTGGATGGCATTACGGATGGGAGCTTGGGGCACAGCCTTCGTTCGGGCCACGATTCGTTTCTGGTTACGGAGACATATCTCTTAGTGACGACAGGAAGAAAATTACGGGCTTTGGACTGAAGTTCTTCCTGTCTCAATGCCTCACTGGTGACGTAGTAGACTCTATCCCGGGCTTGCCTAAATGTGGGCCTGTAGCAGCCTTCGAAGCTCTGGTTGATACCAAGACATACACCGAGGGTTTGGAGGCCGTTGCAGAGCTTTATGACAAGCGCTATGGGCATCTTGGTGTACAGGAACTAACCGAGCAGGCACAGCTTCTCTGGATGACTAGAGAATTGAATAGTGATGGCTCCCCCAATCTGTGGAATATCTGGGAGACATATGACTGAGAGGAATGGAGGACAATGGACAGAAGCAAGGTTCAACAGCTTTGTGAAGAGCGCCCTGAGAGCAGCAAGCAGGAAGTGGCCTCCGAAATACGAGACCTTGAATGCGTCTCTTGTGGGGCAAAAGGTAAATATCAAGTCTGGACGACTCGCAAAACACTACCTTTGTGCGCACTGTGCAGTTTCCTTCCCGAGTAAGGATGTACAGGTAGATCACATCTCTCCCATCATTGATCCCGTAACAGGATTCACAAGCTGGGATGACGTAGTAAATCGTATGTTCTGTGAGAAAGAAAATCTCCAAGTGCTGTGCAAGGATTGCCATGCTCTTAAGACGGCTTCTGAGCGTGCTACAAATAAAAGGAAAAAGTAATGGCTTATTATAAAGGTTTCTCATTGTTCGATGATCTTGACAATCTTAATGACCGTGCTGTTAATCGTGGCCGTATTATGGCCAACATCGTAGTGGATCATCAACGTGATGGCAAGTTTAGTCCTAAGGGGATGGCTCTAAGTGGCGGATACATGCGATCAATTCCAGCAGCAGAGCGCAAAGCAGCGCTTTCAGAGTTTGTTAAAGCTATGCGAAAGGAAGGATTTGTGCTGGGAGGGACTAAGGACGCTCAAGCAGCAGCTATTGAAGGAGCAATCAATGGCCGGTGATAAATATGACGCAGGAAAACTGCCTCTCGATCTTCTTGATCCAACTGCGCTAGAAGGGCTAGCAGCAGTATTACAATTTGGAGCCAATAAATATGCTGCGCACAATTGGCGTGGTGGTCTCAACTATAGCCGTCTTCTTGCTGCCCTGCTTCGGCATTCGTTCGCTATATTGAAAGGGGAGTATATCGATAAGGAATCCGGTCTCCCGCATATCGATCACGTTGGTTGCTGCTGGATGTTTCTCAGTAACATGATGAAGACCCGTCCTGATCTGGATGATCTGCATAAACCAATGCCCGCTATCATTCAGGAACAATAATGGCTCAGT